AGGAAATAGTCACCACCGCAGGACTCCCGAAAGGGGCCCTCGATGAAACTTTTATCGCGGTTAATGACGAATCCGCAACACTCTAGGACCGCCTGCACGTCCCGTGCATACTCCCGAGGTACTAAAATATCATCCCCGAAAGCATAGACACTGTGGCCCACTTTTAGACCAGAAACTGCTGCCGCAAGGGCAGCGAAAATCAAAGTTTCCAGCTCAAATGTGAAGCCATTGCCCATACTGCTAAACTTATGCAGATCAACCCATTCCCCGGAATCCCAATCGAGGCTGTCGCCTTTCTTGGAGAGACCGGGTACAAAAGTCTTCGGACAACGGAGTGTGAACAGCAAATCGAACCATTCGGCTGGTAGTAACCAACGTACAAGTTCTAAACTCACTGTGTCAGACGCACTGCTAAGGTCTATAGTAGCCCATGAATCAAACGTGGACCCATCACGGGCCAGTTCACGATGGAGTTTTTGACCATCGATCCATGGGTTAACTTGGAACGAGGTTGGGTTCTCATCTTCCTGTGAAGGAGAAACGTGAATTCCAACTCGCCCAAGCCGCTTCTTTATATACGCTCCGACGCCGAGTTGCAGCCACAAGTTTCCAAGTGGCTCGACGCAAATGCCGCGATGTGTTGCGGCGGTTTTAGGGACGCATGTAAAGTAATTCCCGGGTAGCGAATCCGGGAGAGCGAGACCAGACGCTAACCTACTCCTACCCCAGGCCGAAGGCCAAAAGTAGTGCTCGAAAAGAGCTAAGGCAGGCTGCGTACACCTGGGAGTCACCCAGAACTTATCTGCCAACGTCTTGGACGTTGAACCCTTCAGCTCGAAGCAAGTGCCTGGCCCGAATGACGGTTTTATGTCAGACGGGATCGGTCCCAAAACGCGCGCGATGATTTTTTCCGCCTTCTGCAGGATATGCCGAAGACGCCCTTCGACCGGACAGTCTGTCCAGTCAGGGATAAGGCGCATACGTTGGAAGAACCGATTGGTTCTAGCGCACAGCTCCTCCGACTCGAAGAACTTCTGACGAGCGGCCATCACGGGTCGCAAATCAGACGAAGTCAGGCACCTCGATTTTCTGAGGAAATTACAAGCTTGACTATCTCTTCGATACTCCTCGGCACCAACCACGGTGCACGAATAGTCGGCAGGGTCGACCGCCATTGCGGCGAGCTCCCCATACAGCTCATGCTTTAGGAAGATGTTACATTTCCGAGCGATGTCTGTGTT